CGTGCCTCTTAAGAAGGGTAAATCACAGAAGACTGTATCAGATAACATTAGAAAGCTAATGAGTGAGGGCTATTCACGTGAGCAAGCCATCGCCATTGCATTAAATCAAGCCAGAAGACGCAAATGATTGACCTAAGAGGACGCTTTACGACAGACCAAGATGAACTCAAGCGAGTTCTTGACCAAGAGATACCGCATGCGTATTACGATATTGTCGTAAACCGTTCTAAGGTATTCAACTCATGGTATCAAAGTGAATATGATGAGTTCTTGGTACCAGACAGAAACATTTTCTCTGACAAGAGTTATATCATCAAACAATCTAGCATTGAGTCCAATGACGAATACCAAGAAAAGCTCGAAAGGATGCGACTATTCCCTCTTGAGCAAAAGTTCCTTTCCTCACAACAACGCATCTATGACGAAAATAACGTCAACAGAACGTACGGAGACGAGCACATATCATCATGGCTTCAACGAGAGATGCACTACGATGACGCAGGCGCTGGTATTACCGAGTTTTACCGTGATAAAGTCCTTTTCGTAAAGGAAGTCCTAGGTTTTGGTGCCATTATCACTGACATCATGATGGATGACAACAACGAGGTCATCACTGACTCGTTTGGATTACCCATCCCTTATTCTTATGTGGTTAGACCGCATGAGTTGTACAACTTTGATATGAAGCAAGGACAACTCACACTCTTAATCACCAAGCAGAGGTATTGGAACATTGATAAGTCGCAGAAGACCGTATGGCGTGTATTCACACCTGAGAAGGTTCAAGTATACGAGCAACATGGCACGATGGGTGCTGGGGCAAAGGAATTGGTCAAAGAGATTGATAATCCATTTGGCAGAATCCCTGCAACGCTACTTCGAGGTGCTACAGACGCTAATACGAGCTTTGTCGTAGGAAAGCCTAGACGTTACAGCCTTAAAGGTCTCTATCTAGCAGCTAGTGAGTTGTTCTATGACCTACAGAAAGGCTCTGAGCTATTTGCCCATCCTATTCCTGTATATAGTGAATCCATCGCTAAAGCGCTTAGTGGTATTGAGGCTGATGACAAGTACAACGCCAATGACATCAAAGAATCTGTGGGGATGTGTATTGTCTATCCTGACGATATGGAAATACCCAACACCCTGTTCCATCAAGCGAGCATGGAGGGTCTACAACATCTTCGTGAGGTAATCTTTAGAGACCTTATGGGCTTAATTTTCTCGTTGGCTAATGTAAGAGACAAATCAGTCGTCAAGTCCAATGTATCTGGTGATGCCAAGCGCTTTGATAATGTCGAAGAGCAGGGTCTACTAGCCCAGACAGCAATGGACATGGAAGACATAGAAAATGACCAGATTAAGTTACAGGCTGAGGTCAGAGGCGAGGACCCAGACGAGTATTTCGTCAACTACTCCAAGCATTATGACCTATCCAGTGCTGATGAGATATGGCAAGACCTTAGCGAGGGTGCTCAGTATGGATTCTTGAATCATGGAATGTACAAGTACCAGATGAACGAATACCTACGCAAGCGCAGCGCTCCAACCGATGTGAAGGAGCAGATTATGCGTGAGATTGATGAGGTGGGTATGCCAAGAGAGGCATCTGAGATTGCACAACTCAAAGATGTAGTTGACAGAACAAGATTAGCGCTTATGGCGCAACCAGAGCTTCTTTCTAGTGATGCTAGAGAGTCGCTAAATCAATCACTAGATAATATAGAAACCGATGTACAAGAATAAAGGTGGTAAAAAGAACTACGGAAGCAAGCGCAAGCCTTCACAGGGCATGCCAAATCGTGGTACATCTACTCGCAGAAGAACTACTTCTCGCAGACGTAGATAAGTATTGAACAATCACTAAATCATAGGTAACATGAGTACCGAAAACCAGGTCGAAGAGCAGACCCAAACTGCTCCACAGGAGTCCCCTGAAGCTCCACAAACTCAGGAAGCCGTACAGACAGAGCAGCAACCTGTACAAGAAGAGCAACAACTTGACACCTCTAAGCTATTTTCCAAAGCGTATAACGAAGGAAAGAGTAAGGCGGAAAAAGACTTTGTTGCACAATTACGCTCTTTAGGTATTGAAGACGCAGAAACGCTTGAGGACGGAATCAATCGTCTTTCTGAAACGCTAAAGCCCAAGGAAGAGTCGAAGTCAGAGGTAGAACAACTTCGTCAAATGCTTGAGCAGACGCAGAAGAGAGCCGAGGACGCTGAAAACGAATACCAAGCCTACGTGCAAGAGATGCAGCTTGAGTCTCAGATGGACTCATCGCTAAATGGTCTCACTGCAGAAGGCAATTTAACGTTGAAGCCAGAACATCTCAAAAGCCTTTTCTATATGGAGTATGAGATAGAACAGGAAGGAGACATGTTCTTTGCGACTCGAAATGGCATCCCAGTTCTTGATGGGCAGGGTAATCGCCAAAGTGTCGGAGATGTACTCAAGACGTTTGCTAAAGAGAATAAGTACGTATCGACTCGTGCGATGGGTACTGGCGGAGGCACTGCAGATACACCTTCTGGTAACAAACCGTCTCGTGCGGAGTTCAGAAGCCTTCTACAGAGCAAGTCCGCAGACGCTCAGACAAAAGCTGCAGAGTTATTCGCTCTGTCAAAAGAGCTTGGTGGCTGGGCTGACTAATTTCCTCTGGTTTGGTAACACCTTAATTGCCTCTACTGGTCGATAGACCTTAAAAGTCACTTAATAATAATCTAAAAATAAAATTATCATGGCTATTAATACATCAGGTAATTTCTCTATCTACGAACCAGAGGCATGGGTAGAAGTGTACTTGGCTAACCAGTACCCTGCTCGTCCAATGGTTTCTAAAGCAGTAACAAACGTTGCTGGTGCTGACATCGAAGGTCTTGTGGCAGCTCGCAACAAAGCAGTAAACATCACTCGTTCTGTCAAGCCTGCGGCTACTGACGTAAACGACTACTCTGGTAGCTATAGCACATTCAGCACTCCAAATGCTGAAGAGCAAACGCTTACTATCAACAAGCACAAGTACATGCAGTTCCAAATCGACAAAGCAGACCAGCGTTTTGCGCTTCCTGACCTTGTTGAGCAACACTTCGTTCCACGTCTACACGCTCTTATCGACAGCATCAACGCTGACGTAAAAGCTGAGGCTAAGAAGTTCGAAGCTGCATTTGCTGACCTTAACACAAACGCTACAATTCTTGATGACGCTGACCTTCGTGAAGCACGTCGCATCCTTAAGTCTCGTAAGTTTGCACAAGAGGGATACTGCGCAGTTGTCGACCCAGATGCTGAAGCTGACTTGACTGGATTAAACATCTTCCATCAAGCTGACCAGCGTGGCGACCGTGAGATTCAACTCTCTGGTATGATGGGCGATGCTTTCGGATTCGAGTTCTATGTAGACAATTTAGGACTTGCTCACACAGCTTCTACGGTAACTGATGCTACTGTCGCTGCTAACGCATCTGAAGGCGCTACAACTCTAACAATCGATGATGGCTCTGCAGGAGATGCTACTGTATCTCTTTCTGAAGGCGACATCATCTTCTTCGGTTCTGCTAACTCTAGCGACGACTACTACGTAGTTGAATCTCAGACAGCAACCGTACTTACACTAAAAGAGCCACTACGTGCTGATGTTGCTGATGACGCAACAATCAACCCAGTGCCTCTTGCAACATCTGGTTCTGAGCAGTTCTTCTACGACCCAGAAGCGATTGCACTTGTTACAGCTGTTATGCAGTCTGTTGACAATGGCAACGGTGGTGTACGTCGTGCGGCTGGCTTTGAGCCAATGAACCGTGTTAACTACACACTAACTGTCGAAGAGACTAAGTCTGGTGCTGATGTACTTATCGAAGTACTATACGGTACTAAGCTTTACTACGAAGACAGAGGTGTACGTTACGTACGTGGCACTGCTTCTAAAGCATAAAACGAAGAGAGGGGGCTTGACCCCCTCTTTTTTTAACCACTAAATATATGAGCCACGTGTTTGACCACAATGCATTCATCGGAACAACGGGAACGTTGTTAAGTATCAGTTTGTCCCAAATCAATATAGGCGTATCTATCCTTGTTGGTGTGGCTACACTGGTTTACATGGTTATCAAAATAGGAAACGCACTCAAGAACAGAGGAAATGGCATTTAGTGATTTAACACTTACAAGAGATGACATTGATGCCTTTGAGGGCGAGACCTTCAGAGACTTGAACGTCACTGATGAGTCTTCAACATTGGGGATATCCTCCCGTGACACGCTAGTCTTGAATAAGGCTAAGAGCGAGTTACAAACAGATATATTAGAGAAATTACACACATACATTGCAGACGAGACCTATGCTACAGAGACCGCACTACTTGATGCGATAGAGGCTGTAGATGATGAGTCACTGCTAAAGAATGTCCTAGCCTACAAATTTTTTGAGCTATGGTTCCAGCAGGATGCAACAAATGTGGATAGCATGGCATTTGCCAAAGCACGAAACTATTACAGCAAATACGTGCACTACTTACAGATAAACTTACAGCGCTTGGCTGGAGGTCTATCTACACCTAAGCGTGTACCACGATTTAGAATGCGCTCTTCTTATGGCTACTAAGACATTTGATGTTATAGGCGATGTGCAAAAGCACATTAAGTCTCGTATGCGTGGCTCTTCATTTGAAAGCAACGTCATAGATAAGACGGATGAGATTCTACAAAGACGCATACGCCAGAACTCAGAACAAGGCAAACAGATAACTGGGGCAAACATGCCTCCCCTTGGAAGTGGCTATGCTGAGAGAAAACAACAACTTACAGGGTCTTCTAGACCTGACTTGCGTTACGGGTTTGACGACAGCAACAAGCCCAAGGACCACGCCTTAGACATGCTTTATAGTCAGTCATCGAAGTCTGGTAACGACTACAACATTGGCTATGGGTTCCGTTCTTCTGCTGACAACGAGGGCAAGTCTGCAGACCAATACATGCTTGAGAATCAACGAGGAGCAGGTGAAAGACGTGGACCAAGAAAGTGGTTCCCAGAAGAAGAAATATCCAGAACACCTGGTGTGCAATCGTTGACAAGCACAGTCTCAAGACTTATTGAGCAACAGATTTCTAAAGGCACAGTAACTAAGACAATTACCCTTGGATAGAAACGCAATTCTTAGTGGGTTAATTTCTTCATACCAGTCATATAGCGGTTCAGACAGCCGTGCTACGGTAGAAAAGGTATTGAAGTATAGCGGTGATTCTGCCGACCTTATCCAGCGTGCAGATGTTAAGCGTGAGGTAGCTGTGTTTCGTTTGAACGGAGGCAACGCCATCATTAACATCAACGATGAGAAGCCGTTAGAGTTGGAGCAGGATTTTCAAGTGTTGGTGTATGTAGAGCAAGGCGACAGTCATTCAGTAAAGGAAGCACGCTATGATAGAATGCTTGAGTTGACAGACCAGATAATGGACTGGGCAACAGAGACAAGAGGTTCTACAATCACAAATGATGTCTACACGATTACATTGACAACCGTAGGGTCAACAGACGAACAAGACGGATATTTATCAACCATATTGAATTTTCAATCAATCCTAAAACTACAATAATACATGGCACGTTTAATATTTGAATCGGCAGAGATTCTTGATACATCTGACAGTAGTCAAGGTGTGATTTCTGGCATCACCGTAGAGGGTGTTGAAATCACGAAAGAACCAACGACTGTAGATGTTGAGAATGGACGCACAATCAATGAGTCTTTCACAGGCGGAATTACGATTCGCTCTATCAACACAGCATTCGATGGTGGCGGGGCGGTTCTTAGCAGTGCTTATGTTTCCACTGACGGAAGCCTACCTACTGAGGGCAAGCTAAAGTTAAATGGTGTAGCTGGGTCTCACGACATTGTGACTGGTCCTGTATACATCATGGGGCATGAGGATTTCTCAAACGGACGCTTAGAAATCGTTTTATCTGCAAACAACGCAGACACAGGTCAAGGAGACGTTCTTACTGTAAGCACTGCATCATAAATTAGGAGGCAACAATGCCAAGTCAACTAACGAAACTTGCGCTTGTTGAATCTGACAATACACTCCACACGTTTTCTGTGGTGCAGGATGGTGTAGCGGAAGCAACGAGACAAGCATTTTCCATAGAAGCGGACGATGTAACTATAGAGAATGAGCGCAGACTTATTGCGTCCAAGCTCTATAACATTACCGTTGCAGGTCTACTCACCAACCAGACTGTAGGGGACATCTATACGCTGTCTTCTAATGACACTGAGTTAGAGTTTGCTGGGTTTGGACTTAAGCACATTCTACAAGGTACAGGAACCATCAATGCCAATGACGGCTATGAAGGTAACCTTTCGATATACTTCACATCGCCAAGACGTGCCGTTGGCGGATATTTATCGACAGGATTGCACTCTGCTGGCGTTGTGTATTGCGAAAACGGTTTAGCGCTGTACAAGTGGCAAGAGGGTTCTACAAGCAATGTGCCAGCAGGCTATACAGCAACTGGTTCAACAACATGGGATGAAGTCAACGAAGAACTTGATATTGCTTCATCTGCAACTGTAGAGCGCACACTTGCATTCCCTTTCTCCACTCCACTCACGTTCTCTGTGGTTGCCAGCAGTACGTCTGGTAACCCACAGATGAGCGTGGTTGAATTAGACGACGAGGGCTCTACGGTTACAACAAATAGTATTACATTGGTAGACGGGACGAATGTTCTTGCATTCACCCCAGACGCAACAACTGTTGACTTAAAGCTACAATTTGTAGCAGACGCAGATGACAGTGTAACAATTAAGAACCCAGCGATGAACCTTGGCACTCGCAGTGCATCAGAGGTTGTATTCACTGAATTCAATACATAATATGGAGTCGAGTAGAATAACGAAGATTGAAGGGAAGTTCATGGGCATCCCTTTTACGGTAAAACCTACGCCCCTTAACGTAAACCAGTTGGAGAAAGAGCAACGACAAATGTTGCTTGACTGGTACAAGGAGCATCACCCAGAAACAGCGCAGAAGTTAGAAGATGGTGTGGATTTTGATAACTACACACAAGAGGATGTAGATGCACTGAATGCGTGGAGACAAGATGTTGAGTTTCGTGCAAAGTATTTGCGCAAGATGGCGGAAACGTGCATGGACTTTTCTAAGCCAATACCTGAAGACACATGGGAGCGTGACGATGTAGCGTTTTCCACGATTAAGGAGGCTTGGGATTTTTTTTGCGAGAAGCGTCTCGTCTCCTAACGTGGAGTACGAGCACGCTAAACTCGCTAGATATTTTAGCGAGCGCTGACATTATTGAAGAAGTCGGTGGCGCTTACAAGTATTACTGTTATGTGCTTGCTGACTTTGACCCGCTACGAGCGGATGAGTTGTATCAGGCATGTACTGTTGAACAGATAACCAAAGCGATGATGGCTCGCTTTAATTACAACAAGCCGAAGGATGCCTGATTTAATATACAACGTCAAGTTCAACATTGAGGACAACCTTCAGCAGGGCGTTGCTGGGGCAGAACGCTATCAGCAGGAGATAGAGGAGTTAAACGCTGAGGTTGCGGAGCTTAGGGGGCAAATATCTAGCACTGCAAATGCGCAAAAGCAATTAGGGAATCAGAATGTAAAGACTTCTAATTCAATGCGCTCAATGAACAAGCAGACTGCCATTGGTAATCAGCTGTTCTTCTCAATGAGTGATGGTATACAGGATAGTGCTCAGTTCTCTCAAGGGTTTTCTACTGGTATGCGAGCCATTGGTAACAACATTGGCTTTACAGCAGAACTCGCTGGTTCTTTTGTTCAGAGGACCAAGGAGATGGGGGATGGAACATTCACATTTTCCAACGCAGCAAAAGGGCTAAGTGCATCATTTCTTGGTGTTGGTGGGGTAATATTAGCAATTAACACTGCAGTTACACTTCTTACTGTTTTCAGCAAGAAGACCAATGAGGCGAAGAAGGAAATAGATGAGTTCGGCAAAACTGCTGTCAACGTTTCCGAAGACTTATCCCAGACGTTTTTTGGCGAGCGCTCTGCCCTTCTTACTGGTGGGCTTGTTGCTGGTTTAGCAATAGAGTTTGGTGATTTAGATGAATCTCTTGAGGAAGCTGGTGACTCATCAAACAAATTTTCCAGAGGTCTTGTTAGATTCGTCAACAACATGCGTCTTTTTGGTGATGAAACAAAGAGCAATACTGATATATTAAATCTATTCAATGAAGAGACGGTTGAGTCTACTGAGTTAACAGACGAGGCTATTGAGGCAAAAGCCGCTTTAATTACAAAATCCGCTGAAGAACTGGGTCTGACGGAGAAGCAAGCAGAGGCGGTGTTGAAAGAAGTTGCCGCAAAGCAAGAGTCGCTTGAGCTGGAAAGGTCTTTAGAGAAGGCGTTTGCAGCTAGCGTAGATGGTGGACAGGAGTTCTTAGATATACAATCTCAGATTGAGTCAATAACACAGGACTTAGCTCTTGCTGAAGCTGAAAGGGTTATAGGTTTAGATGAATTGACCATTACAGAGGAAAGTGCTAGACAGCAACTTGAGTCTTTGGCAGATGTTATATCAAACTCAATGATGGATGATGCTATAAAAACTCAGCTCATACTTCAGTTAGCAAAGGCTTTCGATAGTTTAGCAGAGAGTGCAGAAAATGCAGTGCCAAGCCAGCAGGAGGTTCTCGAAGGTATAAGAGCATTCAGGGATGCGGCAAGGCAAGCTTTGGAAAACCCTCCAGAGATGATATTTGGCGTAGACAGAGAGGAGGCTCCATTCATAAAAAGGGCTCAGAAGAGGCAGGCATTTTTAGAAAAGATGCAACTTGAGTCCGCCAAAAGAAGTGGGGACCAACGCCTCGTTATACAACAGCAGTTTGAGCGTCAAAGACAAAGGCTTATAGACCAAAATATATTTGACGAGGAAACAAGAGCTTCGCTACAGGCTGATAGAGACCAAAAGCTAAAAGACCTCAGGATAAAAAATCAAACAGAAATAACGCAATCTATCGCTCAGTCTGCTGGTGCATTGGCAAGCGTATTTGGTGCAAGCAAGGAAATACAGGTTGCAATGGCTGTTATAGATAGTGGAGCTGCGATTGTTAAGACATTTTCTCAATTAGGGTTCCCTGCTGGGATTCCTGCTGCTTTAGCAGTTGCCGCGCAAACCGCTGCGACAATCAAACAAATGCAACAAGTTCAGCCAGGCTCTGCGCAGCCCATTGGTGCTGGCGGTACAAGCGGGGCATCTACGCCATCGTTTGGATTCCAGAGCACAGAGGTTACAGGTGGTCCAAGGTTTATGATGCCAAACTACACTCCAGGCTCTGCGGATGGAATGCTAACACCAAACGTAAGGGTGGACATTAAGGCAGACCGTAAGCAATTATACGCTATCGTGAAGAAGGGTGAGGAAGAATATCGTTCTATTAAAGCATGAGTTACGTAGCCCCTTCAGAAAACTTTATAACGATTGACGGTGGGACAGATGTTCTAGCTAGCGGAACTCTTAGATTGCGTTTAATTTTTGGCTCATCATCTGCATCATACACGATGAACGTAATTGACTATGGAGCCGTAGAGGTTGACTTCAATTACATTGAGGAGATTGGTGATATCACAGAGTTTACAATAAACACGCCAAGCATAGAGTTTACTGTGCTGAATGACCTGTCTAGCAGTGGAAGATTGATAGACTTGATAACAGCATTGAATGCAAATGACATTATTGTTGTAGAACAAACCTACACGCCTAGTGGAGGCTCTTCTGCTACTGAGTATTACTACTCAACTAGGGAGCAATGTGAGTTTGATTACCTTGACCGCTCTGTCAAGATAAGTGCAAAGCACCCCTTAAAGTATGGTCAGATTGGTTTCGGCAAGACATGGGGTACGCAATTAAACGGTAAGAAGTTTTCTGTGTACTCTTATGACAACACGAATTACGATGAGAAGACAGACAGCTTTTACTCAAGAGACCTTATAGAGCAGTACTTGGATGCAATATCTGATGCAGGAACTGAAATATATGATTCATCTGCGTACAGTAGAAAGTTTGGTGATACACCCTCAGAGAATGATACTGACTTAATCTTTGTAGGACCAGAAACCAATGCTGACGTAAACTTCTCATCAGCAACAACATCTGTGAAGTCTTTGGCGCTAGGCGAGGCTGCCATACTTGGAAACGTGCTTGGATATCAATTTTATGTACCAAGGTTTAGCAAGAATCATGGAGTAGCATTAACATCTGATAACTTTGAGGAGTTAGAGATGGACGTGTCCTTCAAGGATGTTCGTGATTATACATTGGAGGTTATCTATGGTGATAACAATTTAGATGCAGCAACTCTGCAAGATATAGAGACAACTGCAAACGGCAATCCTGTAAACGAGTTTGGTAGAAACGATGTAACTGTTACGTATACAAAAATGGATGGTGTAGCAGGATGCGTGTATGAACAGACTGCACTTACAGGCAATCCATTCTTCTATCTTTATGGAAGCGGTGGTGGATATGCCTTTCCAACTGGCTTTGAAGATGACGTAAAAGAAGCATTTAAAAAGATATTCAGGATATCAAGTGGCGGTGTAGACGCAGGTGTTGCCATCTCTGGGAAAATCCTTGGTATTGATACTCTCAAGCCTTATCAGCACTTTTCTGTGTCCAGCACTGACGGCTTGGTGGATGGCAAAGACTTTAGACCGTCATACCTAAAGTATGACTTGGTTAACGATACTATAGAATTTGAGGCATACGAGTTTTAATGGCATTACCAAAGAGACAGACTACTACAGATTTTATTTTTGATGGGGCAAGCACGTTTTCTCATCAAGTTGTCATAAACAACGCCAACATAGAGATTACACCAGAGTATTTCTCAGGAAGCTCATACAAGGAGTCGATTGGCGGTAAGCGCATTTCCGATGTGCGCGGGTTTCGTGTCAAGATAACGCTCTCATACAATGCTTCATCTGAGCCAAATAAATTCCAAGAGTTATTCAACGATTTACTATCAGCCTTCAGAGATGGAAGCACATCAACTGGCGGCGCGTTTACTCAGTTATTGATTAGCTTTGGTAATGAAATACGGCAAGACAATGATATTAGCATCCCATTCGTGCTAGAGGACCTGTCTTACACACAGACATATAGAGACCAAGTGGGACGCTTTGCTCCATCCATTACGGTGTGTAGCGAGAACATCTTAACATCCATACCTGAAGACCTTGAAGGTGTGTTATGATATTTCCAGCGAAGCTCCCATACGTTACGATGTATGTGCCAGATGCTGACACGTATTATGAGCTACCTGTCTTTGCATCAAGCCTAAATTTTGCGTTAGAGAGCTTCTATCAGCGTGAGGCGATTTCTGGTATGCGTGACTACAAACCAAGAGGTGTACGCTTCGATATGAGCCTCTCGTTTGACCAGACACAAAACCATGACACCCTTAGAGAGTTTTTTAATGAATTAGTGGCAGTTCAGGACTCTCCAGTGAACATGTATTTTCAGAGACGTGAAGATATCACGAACTCTACAGATTATCTAGAAGTCTTAAACAATGACTTTGCAGCAAGCCTTAAGTATGACAACCAAATACGTAAGCATGGATATAACTTATCGTTCACTGGTAGGTTTTCTGATTTGGGAATTGGCTTGTTCTACATCCTTACCAATGACGGAGGCTTTGTTCTAAATAATGAAGGACAGAGGTTAGTTGTAACAATAAATGCTTTATAATGGCTAATCAAACGCATAGACTGCTTGTTGATGGTGAGTTGCGCTCTGGGGCAGGTAATCCAAATGTATTGGAGCTACTCAATGTAGAGGATGGTCAATACTTTCAGGATACGACCACAGGCTCTGTATATAGATACAATGGTGACTCTGAATCATGGGAGCTTCTCGTTGGCTATGACAGAGACAATCAACGTATTACTAACATTGGTGCACAAACCGTAGATGGTAAGATTGGTGAGCTGAATGTTGCTGTTGGAGTGGCGCCTCCAGAGGCTGAGACAGAAGGTGCTTTCGAGGTTACTGGTCAACAATCTGTTATTGTAACACAACTATCTGCAAACTTATTTGTTCCTGTCGCTGAGGGCGATGAGCTAAAGCTTGTAAGTGTTCAGGATGAATCTGTCGAGCGTTATGTCACAGTTGTTCAGGGTGCTGAATCTGGTGGTGAGGCTGTCATTGATATACAGGATGACCTCTTCAGGCAATACTTCCCCATTGGTTCGCATATCATCTTGGATGGTGCACAGTTTGAGGCTAAGTTTTCTGTAGACCCAACTCGTATTACACTAAAGGTCAACGAAGAACGTGAGCTTAGCGAGTTTGGTACACTGGTTCCTCCTAATGGAACTTCTACAACAATTGGCGAAGACTTAGATGTAGGTTTTGAGGGTCCAGAGCTAGAGATTGCTAGCACGAATATATCATCAGACAATCCAGTGCGTGTTGTTGCTGGTGAGAAAATACAAGTATTGTGCAGGAGTTTACCGTAGCTCAAGAAGGTGGAGGTACATTCACCTCTAGCCCATTTGTTATTCCTGTGGATGAAACATCGTTCACACAAGTGTTTACGACAAGGGCATTGGTGCGTGAACCTGCCTTCTCATCGTCTAGCAGGATTTCTGTACTTAGTGATGAGATTGTCCTAAAGGTGGACAGCAATGGCAATATCGCTGCAATTACGCTTAGTGGCAATGCTGACGATGGAAGTCAGATAACGATTGTGGCTGACGATGTAGACATTAACAACATCAACTTCAACAAGGAGAATGGGACCATAGGGTCCAACAATTATGTAGAAGATGTCTCTGGCTGGCAGATAGAGGGCAATGGTGATGCAGAGTTTAATAGCGTTAAGATTCGTAACGGTATCATTGTTGGCTCTGTTGATGCTGGCTCATACGTGCCAGGTAATACAGGTATTAAGATTGTAGACACGCTTCCAGCAACTGGGGAAGAGGGTGATGTTGTATTCTTAACGACAGAGAACAAGCTTTACAGGTGGACAGGTTCAGCATGGACCGCAGCAGTGCCTACGGTTGACCTCGTGGGTCAGATTACAGAGACTCAGATTACTGATGACTCTATAAGCACACCAAAGCTGCAGGCTAACTCAATAAACGCAGACAAGATACAATCTAATGCGGTAACTGCTAATAAGATTCTTGCAGGGGCAGTTACTGCAGACAAGATACTTGCAGGCTCTATTACCGCAGCAAAGATGGATGTAAGCGAGCTGTCTGCTATTACTGCAAATCTTGGGACAATTACCGCTGGAAGCATATCAGCTGGAATTATAACATCTGGAACAATAGATACTGCAAGGCTCAATGTTAGCGACATTATCACGACTGGTTCTATTGTTGTGGGTGGTGATGGTGGGTACACAGATTTTGATGCACTTGATGTTCAAGCTGCTATTGATAACAATGTGACGGTTATTAGTGGTAGCAAAATAACCACAGGAACGATTGATGCGTCTCAGGTCAATGTGACAAATCTTAATGCAGACAACATAACCGCAGGAAGCATTGATGCATCCAGAGTATCAGCAACAAACCTGCAGGCACTCAGCGCAAGCACAGGCTCCCTATCAGTATCTGGAACACTCACAATGGGTGGCTCTGGAGTTATCAAGAACTCAACTACAGACTTCCAAATAGATGAGTCTGGCTTTCGAGTTAATGGCGGCGCTGTTTTTGACGAGGACGCATCCTACACGCTGTACAGGGGTGGTACTAGAAAGGGTGTTCTCAGCACCTTTGCAACAAGGGTTCAATTAGAGTCTGCGGATGGCGATGATTTACACCTTCGTGCTGGTTTTGGTATCTTAAAGTTGAACGGTGCAAGGATAGACTTGAATGACGACTTTGAGCTAAGAAATGTCTCTACTGAAAATGGAATGAGATTTGGCGTGGTCAGAGAGCCAGGTGAAGATGATTTCTTCATGGCACCACTTAATAGTGGAACCCCAGACTTTAATAGAGAGTTCAGATGGGACAGAACTGCTGTTGAGTGGAGGTTTGACGAAGACTTGTATGTTGGTGGAACATTTAGCAACCCATCTGACCAACGTTACAAAGAAAACTTTGAGCCATTAGCAAGCTCACTTGACAACTTAATGCAGTTACAAACAGTCAAGTACGATATGAGAGACTTCCTGCCAAATGACCAGCGTAGAATGATTGGTGTGTTTGCCCAAGAGGTTGAGCAGTTCTACCCAGAAGCTGTCAAGGAGTCAACAATCACAGATGACGATGGTAACGAGCACGAGCTTAAAAGCGTTTCTTACACACAATTAGTGCCCATACTTATTCATGCAATCCAAGAACTAAAACAACAATTGCTTGAACAGTTTATCCTTAACAGCAAGGCAACCAATGCTGAGCACAGACAAGCGCTAGAGTGGCTTCAATCCTTAGCCGCTATGGCGCAAAAGAGTATTGAAGACCAAGAACAACAACCTTACGTTAACTTTTAATTCCCAAATAGTACTATGGCTTCTAATCTATACAACCCAGGCTTGGAGAAACTCCTTGATGGGACAATCGATTTCGAGAATGACACAATCAATGTCCTTCTTGTAGATACATCACATACCTTCGACAAAACACATGACTTTGTTGATGACATCGTGGCTAACGAAGCATCTGGAACTGGCTATGCACGTAAGACCTTAGCAAATGCTGCTATCGCCTTAGATGCTGCCAATGACAGAGTTGAGTTTGATGCAGACAACCCATCGTATACAGCCCTTGATGCTGGAACGATTGCTGCTGCAATTATCTTCAAGCAGGTCACAAACGATGCTGACTCTCCACTGATTGCACAGATTGATTTCGCTGATTTGGTAACCAACGGTTCTGACGTTGAGCTACAAATCAACTCTGAAGGATTATTCTACGTTACGAATAACATTACCTAATGATAGGCTCATATCCCATAGGAGTATTTCCCTATGGGCGAGCCGAGTCTGAAGCTGGAGTAGCGGTTGTAAGCCTTGGCGTTGCCGAGGCTATCGCTTCCGCAAATGGTGCAACCACACAGGTTTTATTTAGGCTTCAGCCGACACCTGCGCAGGCTACAGCTCAAGCTCTTGACTCGACCCTAGGGCTGTCACTTGAGCTTGGCACTGCAATTGCCAATGCTGACGGCATTGATGCATCCCTTAAGATTCTTATTGGTCTAGGTGTAGCTGAGTCTGAGACTGCTGCACTCAACCTAATTGCAAAAAGAATCGTTGCAGCACAGCCTGCAATAGCTACTGCTGAAGGGTTACTTGCAACACAAAGCATTTCTATAGAAACCCAGATTGCTGAGGCGATAGCCCAAGGAAGCAATGCTGGTCCCAAAACGCTTCTTGCGTTAGGTCTTGC